TCTCTTATACGGGATGACGAAGTGGAAGTCGAAATGAACTTCAAGGGTGTTTGGAATGTGGGAAATCACTCGGGCTTTTCTTGGATACTCTCGAGCTCTTCAACCTCTTGAGTGGGATCGTTGGGAAGTTCGATGGTGTTTACCCCACCCTTCTTGAGATTGACGAACGTTTGCAGAACACCCTGCAAACGGTAGATTTCCTGAGTCAGGTTTTCAATGTTCGCACGAACTTGCTTAATGTTTTCATCGACGTCGAGAGTGGGCATCTTCTACTCATTTAAAGTTTACAGTCTTTAAATGAGTATGCTTACACGGACCGGATACCTCGTGGATGCGGGACCAATACAAGAAATTAAAAAAGAACTTACCGTAAGACCCATAGTCAATGGCGATTTCGGATTTCCTCCACCGCCTTTTAAAGTTTATAAACCAACTAAGACAGGAGTGTGCGTTCCAAGATTCTACGGAACTTCTAAACTTGGAGAACCTTCCCAGGACCGACGTCCCGAACCCGTTAAGACCAGAAACGCATTCACAGGAAAGCTCCGAGATGCCACCCACCAAAACGAAGCCTTTGATGCTGCTATCAAGGCGGGTCATGGAGTTCTTTCGTTGCCATGCGGGTATGGCAAGACCACCGTATCCCTGGCGATAGCTTCAAAGTTGGGGTATCGGACCATGATCATCGTGCATAAACAGTTCTTAGCCGACCAATGGAAAGAGCGTATTCAACAATTTTGTCCGGGTGCCACGATCGGTATGGTTCAGCAGAACAAAAAAGAGGTGGAGTGTGATTTTGTCATCGCCATGCTTCAGTCTCTCTCACTGAAAGAGTATTCCTTCTCGGATTTTGAAAGTATTGGAACAGTCATCGTCGATGAAGCACACCACATCTGTGCCAAGGTTTTCAGTCAATCTCTATTTAAACTTTGTCCCCGGCACATTTTCGGGCTTTCAGCGACACCAGAGAGAAAAGATGGACTCACAAAGGTGCTTCACTGGTTCATGGGCCCCACCTTTTTTGCTGTCGAGCGGAAAAATCAGGAACAGGTGGAAGTGTTTCCGGTCACGTTTGATTCTGCAAACTATAGAAATCCTCCACCGTCCATGCGAAACGGAAAGATTTCGATGCCAAACATGATCACAGATGTTGTCGAAGATCGGCAACGTAATAAGATGCTCGTGGAACTCGTGAAGAAGGCGTCGAGTGGTACCAGGCAGTTACTCGTGTTGAGTGATCGCAGACAACATTGTGAATTCCTTCACCAGTGTTTTCCCAAAACCTCGGGACTGTATATGGGTGGCATGAAAGAGGCTGAACTTCAAGCGTCGTCTAAAAAGAAAATCATCTTTGCGACGTTCTCGCAAGCGCATGAAGGTCTCGACATACCCACTCTCGACACGGTTATTTTGGCGAGTCCAAAATCGGATATCACCCAGAGTATCGGTCGTATCATGCGGGAAACAAAAGGTAAACAGAACAATCCACACATCTATGATGTACACGACCCATGGTCTATTTTCACGGCCATGTTTTACAAACGTATGAAAGTCTACAGAAACGGTGGATTCAAGATTCATGGTAAGGTGGTGGAGGAACAGAAGAGTGACTTCCCTCAGGGAAAGTGTCTGTTTTTATAATCTAAACAATTATTAAATGTCTGGTGCATTAATACAGTTGGTATCCAAGGGGATACAAGATGTGTACCTCACGAGTGACGAGGGACATTCTTTCTTTCGCATGAAATTCACGAGACACACGAACTTTTCCCAAGCCCCGAAGTTCATCAAGACTATCGACACGAACGATACGTCTATTACAATTCCGGTTTTAGGTGATGTCATCAACGGTTTGTGGTTCGAATCTACGAACACGAGTAACGCGAACATAGCCTCTAATTTGTTCCATAATTCAACCTTAGATTTGTACATCGGTGGTCAAAAAGTTGATTCTCAGCATTACGATTATTACGCGGAGATATGGCCCAATTATCTCGCTGATACGTACAACAAGTCTCAGGAACTCAATAACAAAGCGTCTACATCTAACCAGACATTCATGCCTCTTCACTTTTTCTTTTGCGACCATAAAGCGTTCCTACCTCTCATCGCCATGCAACACCATCAAGTCGAGATTAAAATCACATTCGACCAAACAGCCATAGCGAATTCATCGGAAATTGAAAGAACCGCCGATTTTTATGGCAACTACGTGTACCTGGATAAAGAAGAACGAGAATCATTGTTGAACCGCACACTCGATTTTGTCGTCACACAGACACAGCGCATAGAGTTTCCTCTCGAGAGCGTCGCGGATAACACTACTGAGTCTGGTGGATACAACAAACTCGATATTTCGGCGTTCAACCATCCCGTCAAGTCTCTCTTTTTTGGATACGGAACGTCGAATTCTAATTTCGCCGGTGACCGTTTCTCTTTTAAGAATGCTGACATCATGATTAACGGTGTCTCTTTCCTCGAAAATATGACCCCGACGTATTTTCACACAGTACAAAATTATTACAAGTCGAACTTTGGACAAACGGAATTTGATGTTGATAGTCATACGGGTGTGTACACTCGCTACTTCGTGTATCATTTCTGCTTAAACGCTTCCGATTACAACCCCTCAGGTTCTTGTAACTTTAGTCGTCTAGATGATGCGAAACTCATCATCAGGGGTGTGGAAAAGGGGGAGTTACGACCGTCGAATCAGAGTATTTTCGTATACGCCGTTAATTACAATGTGCTACGACTGAAGGATGGATTAGCCGGAATTTTATTCGGCAACTAAAGTATAAATGGGTAAGCTTGTGAGAGCTGGTCAAATTTTTGTAACCAGCCTAGATGCAACACCCAGAGAGACCGATGTCTTGACGGGTCTTGCGAGTATCGACGCTGGTGAAATTACAGCGGACGAAATTCAAGTGGCGAATTTGAAGATTACTGGTGAGTTGACATCTATTTCAGATACGACTCAGTTTGCGGGTACTACAAATGTAAATCGTCTCACGGCCACGCAGATTGGTATAGGTACCGATAACCCCATCAACGATCTTCAAATTGGTACAAATGATTTAATAGTAAACAGAACTGTTCAAAATCTCGTGACCGTACGTGGTAATGTTGTCAGTACGAATGTGTTAGCGACGGATACATTCAAAACGACCAACGATTCGTTCGTCGTTGATGCCGACAATTCTAATGTGATCACGGTCACTGGGAATACTGTATCTACGAATGTCACGGTAAATAAGCACCTTCACGTTGGAACGGACATTGTTCAAGACACGGGAGCTAACGTAGCCGTTTTTGAAAACGGTAATGTCGTCATTCGAGATGGTTTCTTACAAGTGTTTGGTAATATAGATGTGAGTGGTAACTTATCGATAACAGAGATTCCCTCGTATACGAGTGTAGACAATCTCGTCGTATCTAATGCCGTCATCTTGATGGGTGATGGTAACAACGGGACCTATGATATGGCTGTACTCATGAGGGATGGTGCTCCGGACACCTCCAATGTTTTCTTGGGTTACACACACGTCGACGACACTTTTAAATTGTCGAGAACCTACGGTACCCCCGAAGATGCCACTTTCACCATGGACAGCGCAAACACCGTGAACCTTCACGTGTTCGGTGACATGTACACACAAAACAACGTGGGTATCGCAAACACTTCCCCGGCATTTTCCCTTTCTGTGGGATCTAACGTGTACATAAACGATGTGGCATCATCTTCGGCCAATGTTCTTCATGCGAACGGATACGGCTTCTTCGAAGGTTTACGAATCGGTGACGACGGTCTCACCGTCGGTAGCCTCATCACACTCGACGCGGATGCGGCTATACCTATGGTTGTTTCGTCAAAGATCGAGGCCGATGGTATTCAAACGACGGGTGTCAATTCATCCGGTATCGCGAATACGAATCCGGCACACACGTTATCTATCGGTGATAAGATATTCTTCAGTGCCACAGACGCGAATGCCGTTACCGTGATCGGTAACACCGCGACGGG